CCATGAAGCTCCTTATCACCACAGGCAACGCCCTGTTGTACCGGGATAGCCCGGGCACGAACCTGCACGCCTACAGCCTGCGCCAGTACGTACTCTGCCGTGACGGCTCTGGCAAGGTGCTAGATATCGTCCTGAAGGAACGCACCACCGTAGGGCAGCTCCCTGCATCCGTGCAAGGCCACTTCGGTGCCCGCGACGAATACGACAGCGTGTGCCTGTACACCCGAATTAAGCGCGAGAAGCGTGCTGTGACCGACGTGTTCGTCGTGACTCAGAGCGTCGAGAACCTGATGCTGGACACGCACGAGGAGTACCCGGAGGCAGTATGCCCGTACATCCCCGTGACGTGGAACCTGATCACTGGTGAGAACTACGGACGTGGCCTCGTCGAGGACTACGCCGGGGACTTCGCCAAGCTGTCGGCCGTATCCGAAGCCCTGTCTCTGTACGAGGTAGAGGCTTGTCGGGTACTGCACCTTGCCGCTCCGGGTTCCGGTGGCGACATTGATGCCATGGCCGAGTCAGAGTCTGGTGCGTGGATTCAGGCGGACCCTGCCAAGGTGCAGGCGTATGAGGCGGGTGACTTCCAGAAGATCAATGCCCTTGTGGCTGACCTTCAGAGCATCTTCCAACGCCTGAGCCCGGCCTTCATGTACGCAGGGAACACCCGGGACGCAGAGCGTGTCACCGCGGAGGAGATTCGACAGCAAGCCGAGGAAGCCAACCAGTCACTGGGGGGGGTGTACTCTGTCATTGCCGACGGTCTACATATCCCGCTGGCACATATCCTGTGCGCTGAGGTGAACCCGGAGTTCGTGTCTGAGATCGTCGCTGGCGGCCTGACCCTGAGCGTGCTCACCGGAGTGGCGGCCCTCGGCCGTTCCTCCGACGTGACCAAGCTGCTTCAGGTAGCCCAAGTGCTCGCCACCATCCTGCCCGTGTTCACACAGTCCAGTCAACGCCTTGACCCAGAGCGCACCATCTCGAAGGTATTCGAGGGCTTTGGCCTGAACATCGAAGAGTACAGCCGCACTGAGGAAGAACTCGAAGCGCTGCAAGAACAGAACGCTGAACAAGCCCAAGTACCAGTAGCCACGGATGTCGCTGACGTCGCTGGCCAAATCAGTCCACAAGGAGTCCTGTAATGACCGATACCACCAACCCCGGCCAAGTTATCAACGCGTTCGGCAGCAAAGTAGACGCTGTCCCGGCTCCTGATGGCCTGAACGCGCAAGGCAAGGTAACCACACTCGACGACATCCTCGCAGCTGTACGCGGCGGCAAGGTAGTCGACAAGGCTCCAGACCCAGTAGTGGATGCTGCCGCAGAGCCAGACAAGACCGATCCGGTCAAGGATGTCGCCGGTGAGTTCAACACTGGCAACAAGGCGCTGGACATTGCTGTCAGCACCTTCGCCCGCAGCACTGGGGCTACTGATGGCGACTTCCAACGCGCCTGTCAGAACGCTCTGGACTACAACGACCCAGCTTTGATTGACAAGGCCTTCCTGACCGAACGCTTCAAAGACCGTGCCGACGACGCCCTTGCCCTTGCGCAGGCCGTGATCGAGCAGGCCGATATCGAGAAGCAGCGTCTTATCGACAGCGTGTACTCACTGGCCGGTGATGAAGCCAAGTGGAAGGAAGCCTTGGGCGTGTACAAACAACACGCGCCAGCGGGCCTGCAGAAGGCCCTGAGTATGATGTTCAACTCGGGTGACGCCGCCTCCGTTAAGGAAGCTGCCCAACTGGTGGTGGACTTCGCTAAAGGTAGCGGCGTCATGCCCGCAGCCACCGGCCGCTTCACGGCAGGCTCTGGCTTCGCGGATTCCGCAGGTCTGTCTGCTTCCGAGTTCCAAGCTGCCGTGGGCAAGCTGAACCAGTCGTCTCGCACTTACACCGCGGACTACAACAAACTCATTGAGATGCGCCGTATCGGCAAACAACTCAACAAGTAATTAATCCTTAGAGGAGAAATACAATGGCTGATACCCCGTATGTACCGAACCTGACCAAGCCACACTGGGGTGGTCCGAACTCGGATGCAGACATCCATCTGGAGGTCTTCGACGGCGCGCTGGACACTGCATTCGTGTACAACTCGTTCTTCCGCTCCAACAGCACCTTCATCTCGGTTAACGATCGCTCGAACACCGCGCGCATCGACCGTCTGGGTACTGTGACCATCCAAGGTCGTAAGTCCGGCGAGGCACTCGTGCCGCAGGCCGTGAAGAACGACAAGCTGGTGATCACTGTGGACACCGTGACGTACGCTCGTACCCCGATCGACTACCAAGACGATTGGACCGCGCCAGACTTCCTGCCTGCAATCGGCAAGAACCACGGCACCGAGCACGCCAAGCTGTTCGACCAGTCGCACATCATCCAGATCATCAAGGGTCGTACTTGGATTGCCCCTGCGCACTTGAAGCCAGCGTTCTACGATGGTAAAGAGTACACTGCGCAGCTGGTGACCAACGACAACGCCGCGTCTGCCAAGGCGATCATTGCAGCCCACGCCTCCGGTGTGCAAGAGCTGATCACCCGCGACCTCGGCGGTTCGCTGAACGAGTTCATCACTCTGGTATCCCCACGAGTGTTCGGCATCCTGATGGCTGATGATAAGCTCATCAACGTGCAGTACTCCGATGGTAACGGCAACTTCGCTCAGCGTCGTCTGGCGTACCTGAACGGTGTCCGCATCGTTGAGACTGCTCGCTTCCCATCGGCGGTTATCACTAGCCACCCACTGGGCACCGCGTTCAACGTGGATGCTGCTGACATCGCCTGCGAGATGGTTGTGTACCACCCTAACATGACCTTGGTCACTGTTGAGGCCAAGGCGCACACCTCCCGCGTGTGGGACGATGAGCTGAACTTCGCGAACGTGCTCGACTCGTACGCGATGTACACCATCGGCCAGCGCCGCCCTGACACCTCCTTCGCAGTGAAACTGCTGCCGGGTGTGTAAGTAACAAACTAGCCCTAGTCCCTGACCTCCGAGGAGTACTCATACTAGGGCTATTTACCGAATCACTGGAGGACACATGACCAAACTTGAGGCAATCAACACTTGTCTGTCCGCTTTAGGTGAGGCCCGTGTCACCAGTGCCGAGGTACGCC